GGACAGCGAAAAACACCGCCCGACTTCTTCACTTGGTAAATCGGCTTTTATGCCTGTTCCTCTTGTGCTTTATACTTATCGTAGAACCAAGCGACCAAGCCACCCTCCATGTAATTATCCAAATCGTCATAGGCATCCAGTTCATCCATGAGTGCCTCGGCTTTGTCAATTACACCTGTGAGTAACTTTTGCTGTTCATCGGTAGCGTTCCACACTTCGATTTCGCCATTTAGCTGCTGCTTGATTACTTTAATCTCGTCAGCGGAAAGTTCAATCTTTTTCATCGTTATACTGTTTTATTAAGTTGGTCGTTCATTTAGAGTTTGTACTTCTTGGCGATAGCCTTAACCGCCTTTGTGTATTTGTCGGACTTGCCATGTACTGCCTTGGTTACGGTTTCTGCCCAGAACTCGCTAACATTGGTTGTGGCATACTTGCCATAGCCTTTCTTTTTCTTGTCACGACTCCATTTCTTGTATAGGGCATTTACTTCCTTACCTGCTGCCTTTTGGTTTGCGCCTGTCATGTGGGCGTTCCATGTAGCGTGTGCAAGTTCATGTGTTACCGTATGAGCAACAGGCTTGTTTGTGGTCGTACTCCAACCGCTTTTGTAATTCTTGGAGTGTTCCCTTGATACATTCTTTGCGCCTGTGTCGAAATGCTTTCTATCCAAGTACACAGCCTCGGACTTGCCGCCCCTTGTAACGTGAACACCATAGGCAGAACCGCCCAAATCGGCTAACTTCACGTTTCTTTGACGCACACCCATAACAGCATGATAACGAGATATAGCCTCTTTTGTCGCTTTGTACATAGCTTTGTCTTTCATTTCAACGAGTGAACCAACACGGCTTATTTTGCCCTTGTATTGTCCACCTCCGTCATTGGTTCCAGCCTTAACGCCAGCACTATTTCTTCCCATAGCTGTTTACTTTTGACGATAAAACAATGAGGGGTTGTCAAGTACGCTATCAAGCACCACCAATCCCTGTTCCTTTGCCTTGATTTCCTCTTTGAGTTTTTCAAGTTCTTCTTTTGTAAGTTGGCTTTCGGTCAAACCGTTTTCTTCCAACACTTGCTTTATTTTATCTTCCATATTGCAAAGTTATATATTTAGTTGTTCTTTTTACTATAATCCCATCCGTATTTCTTGGCAAGTATTTTCATAACCTTGTGGAAATGTGTAACTTCTGCTCTTGCTATGTTGCTTTCATTCCACCCTGTTTTGGTTAGATAACTATGCCCCTGTTTAGATACCGTTCTGTTCGCATCCGCAAAAGCCTTTGACGCAACATCTGCTGATACACCCCAACCGCCCTTTGGTCTTTTCACAGAAAACGTGTATGTCGGGGTTACGGCTCGCATTTCTTTTGCATTTACCTTAATGGCAGACCTTATATCATCGCTTGAAAACGAGTTACCTATGCGCCTAATGCCATTTGTGCCAAGTGAGCGAGGGTGATTGTGGGTCAATATACTATTTGCGGGTATCTTCTTAGGGTCAAATACTACCTGTGCGCCCTTGCCTCCTATTGAAGAAACAATATCGCCCTTGGAGTTGAAAACGTGCAATGTTTCATCTTTGTTGCGTCTGTACTTCTGCTCCATGCCGACAATGTTCTTCACCATTTTTGCAGTATATCCCTTTTCTGTTGCTCCTTTGGACCCGCCAGAGCTACCACCCTTACCGCTTGATGTTACGCCTCCGCTATTCCTACCCATAGCTTATTTCTTTTTAGCGTTGATAAAATCGGTAATGTAGAGTAATCCGTGCTTTCGGCAAAAGTCTTGGATTTCCTCACCACCACCATAGACCACCAAGTTAGGGCGTTCCAATCCGCTTATTTCCTGTGCCACTTGTAGGTCAGACTTCAAACTTTCCATCCAGCCATCCAAGCCACGGGTAAAGAAAGCGTTGTACCCCTTGGGGATGCCCATTTTGTTGTACTCAATAAACTTGTGGCTTACATTGAGGTCTGCATATACCTTAATGCCGCACTCTTGGAAATAGCGAGAAAGCCACCGCTTTTTGTATATAAGTTGAACACCCCAAGCAATAGGGGTTTGGTCGTGGCAACTACAATTCGGCTCTACTACCGCCTTGCATCCGCTTGTGAGTATCTTTATTGGGTCTTTGAACAACGCTTCAAACCGATAATCATCTACATAGAAATGATAGGTCGCTACATCTTTGCGTAGTCGGCTGTTTGCGCCCCAAGGACTAAGTGGCAGCTCAACCTTGCCAGCTTGCATTTCAAGCAACAGGTTAGGTATTTCCATTTCGTTGTCGCTCTCATACAGCACATCCTTGTACATTGAACGATAGAAAGCCTCCTTGTCGTTATTTTCATCGTCAGTATCGCTTTCATCATCTTCTGTGTCGGTGCTATCATCTTCGCTTTCGTCTGCCTGTTCCACCGCTTTTGCAGTTTTCTTGCCCTTTCCCTTTTTCGGCTCTTCATCTTCACTTGGAAAACTCAAACCGATAAAATCAAAGTTCACATCGGCAAAGGTTGTTTCCACGTGCAAGGCGTTGTAGTCCCATTCACCATTATTGATGTTGTCCCGAAGAATGAGGTCAGCCTCTTCTTCGGGTGTGGTATCTTTATACAGGACGGTAGGCACTTCTGCCACCTTGCATTTCTTGGCTGCTTTCAACCTCTGATTACCGCACAAGACAATGAATTTGCCCTCACGCTCAATAATGGCAAGCGGTCTGTGTTCCCAAAAGCCATTGATACGGATAGAATCCACAAGCCTATCCAAATCAGCCTTATTGATTGTACGAGGGTTTTCGGGCAACGGATGCAATTCAGACACCTTGCGGAACTTCATAGGCTCACTTTTCATCTGACACCTCGCTTTCTTCTTTGTCCGTAGGAATATCCGTGCAATCGGGGACAAGGTTAGCCTCATCCTCAATCACACGGAAACATTTGCGTATGTATTCAGCCAAGCGTACAAGGCGGTAGTGCTTTCTGTATTTCAGAAAGACAAGTTTACTGCCGTCATTGGTATCTACGCCCCAACCATAGAAACGACCTCTGTAATCAAGCGGTAGCCTTACCCTGTTGTCATAGAGATACACACTATCAGCCACAACCTTTGATATTGTAGCCGTGCGGTTGTATCTGCCGTTAAGGAATATAACCGCCTTATCGCCTTGTTGCAACGTGGCTTGGGGCAACAAAAGCACGACCTTTGAGCCTATCCATTCCCAACCACCCAGATACAGGAAAGCCAAGACCAACAAAGCCGTTGTTATGCTTAGAATTATCGTTGTCATATCGTTGTAAATTTACTTAGTAAATACCCTTTGCAAAGATATTAATTTTGTGTTTAATAAACACATATTTAAGCAGAATTTTACCTATAAACCAAAAACAAGCATTGCTGCATCACGATTATGTTCATTCGTGCGACCTTGCCATTTCGTAATTGCCTTGAAACTTTCGCCTGTCAGCTTGGTTACATTGCGCTTGGGAGCAACCATTTCATACTTGATGTTTGCTTTGCTCTTGCATAAGTCTGAAAGATAATCATCCCATATACTTGCATCACGTTTGACAGAGCCGACACCTTGCAGTTTCTTCCGCTCTTGCTCACGGCTCATTCTCTCTGTTCCGAACCAAGTTCTTTGCCGTGGGTCTTCAACACGCACAACCACTTCAATACCCGATTGGACGTATTCATTCACAATCTTCATTGCCTTGTGGATAGCCATTGTTTCAAGCAAGAGAAACTGCCCACCGCTCCATATTGCCACGCCTGTATGCGTTCCTGTGTCTATGCCGATATAAGCCTTTCCAATAATCTTAGCCATTGCACTTTTTGATTTTGGTTACAAACTCGCCTGTCTTTATATAGCGTAGGCGCATCATAAACATCATCTTGTAGTAGTTTTCACGACCACAAACCTTGATTACATCCTTTTTGAGTTTACGAGGTAAACGGATTGATTTAATTGTTCTCATTTTGTTTTGTCTTTTTGTATTCTTTCATTGCTGAATGTAGGCTGTTGGTGCTGTCAAGCAACGTAATGAGCTTATCAACATCAATCATCTTTTCACCGTCCAAATACGCCCACACATTACGCAGCGCATCCGCAATGGCTTTTGCCTGTTTCGCCTCCTTGAGGGAGCTTTGCACTTCCTTGTTGGTGGCAGTGGCACGACCATTGGCTTTTGCAGTTCTCAACGCTGTTTTCGCTGCTCTCACTTGGTCGCTCTCATGTGTGTAGCTGTTGCTTATCTCTCTTGCTGCCATTGCCGACAACTCGCCAGTGGCTATCTTGTCTTGCAAGTATTGGGGCAAGTCCAACAGCGAGAGGCACTTGCTGATAAATGCGGGCGATTTCTTGAACTTTTCGGCTATCTCAACTTGTGAGTAGCCAAATTCTTCTTTGAACCGCCTAAACATTATGGCACATTCCAATTCGGAGAAACGCTTACCCTCGTTGCGCATCATCTGCTCAATGTAGAGCTGTTCGGTTGTTGCGCCTTTCGGTGCTTTAAGTGCCTTGATGAATGGAATGTTTGCACCCTCCGATATTGCAAGCATTGTGGCACGGTATCGTCTTTCACCGTCCACCAGCTTGTATTTCTCCACGCCATCCTCTTTGTAGGGGATAACAGTAACAGGGTTAAGCACTCCATTTGCCTTTATCTGTTCTTTGAGTTCTTCCAAGTCAAAATCTCTACGCACATTGAAACCCTCCATTACGACAATGTTTCTTGGGTCTATCAGAAACAGGTCTGTGCGCTTTGTTGCGTTCACTTCCATATTAAGATTGTTTTTATTAGAATAAATATTGCGTTCTTTGTTCCCATTCAAGCCGTTTCATCGCCTTTTCAAAGTATTTGGGCAATATCTCACATCCTATAAACTTGCGTTTCTCCTTGTAACACGCAATGGCTGTTGAAAAACTGCCAGCATACGCATCAAACACCACATCACCCTCGTTGGAGTGCAACATCAACAGGTGGCGTAACAGATTGATTGGCTTTTCCGTTTCGTGTAGCCTGTTCTTTGCCTGTGGCGGTTGGTCGTGAAAGGTTTTCATTTGCAGTTCATAACCGAGGTTGTTGTACGTTACACCCTTGGAGCGCACATATACGATAAATTCAAGGTTATTGATGTAGCAGCCATTGCCCAACGGCATAGGGTTCGGTTTATCCCACACAAGCAAGGTTGCCACATACCCCTTGTTTTCCCACCATGTCATTATGCGCCCTATCTGTTTGTTGGAGCAAAACACGCAGATGTTCACACCCTTGCAAATCCGCTCAAACTCGCCAAACACCTTGTCATAGTCAATACCTTGCGACACGAAATAAAGCGAGCTGTTCTTGCGTGATTGGATTTGCTTTCTTGTGCAAAAGTCCCCATGTGAGCCTCCACCGTTCAAATCCAAGTCGTAGGGAATATCAGACAGTATGAAGTCCACGCTGTTGTCTGGCATATCTTTCATCACATCCATGCAATCGCAATTGTAGCAAGTGCAGTTCTTCAGTACCAGTGGCTCATTCATCATCATCAAAGTATTCTTCGTTTCCCTCAATGAAATTATCCTTTGCATCATCGCACCAAGTACCCTCGCACAATCCATCCGCTCTATGGTCTATATCGCCATTGCGCCACGGACAGAACTTGCATATTTCTTCACCGAGTATATTTTTATATTCTTCTCTACTCATAGCATTATACTTTTGCAACTCACGCCTTGCCTTGCGTAAATCTTCCGCATCAAAAACATTTGCGCTCATAGTCAGTATCTGAAATCTGTAAAGTGGATTATCACTCCCTCAAACACGTTGCTCTTGCATCCGCACTTGCCAAAGAAGTAATCCACGAAATCATCAACACTCAATCCGTCATTGCTTGCCACATCCTCAACAGGCACACGCTTGTTGTCAATCCAGCACTGAGGCAGCGCATCATCAGACGAATATGTCATAGTTATGTATTGCAATCCTATCTGGCTTAACTTCTTCAACTCTCGCTGTTCCGAGCGGTAAGGTCTTTCCGTCCATTCACGCACAGAAAGTATTTTCTTTCCGCTGTTCACTTCCTCACACCGCTTTGCCCACAATCCGCTTGCATCCACACGCACGGTATGTATTTTGTGGCTTGCGTAGAGCAAGTTTGCAAACATCGTAGGCTTTCCCTCTTTCTTGTGCTTTACGGGAAACACTCTGTTCAACATCAGTATTACATTCTTTTTCATGCTGTTTTAATTTTGGATAACCATTGTTCGTAAACTCTACTTGCGATTTGCGCAATCATTACAGGCGGTACGCTCATTCCACAAACGTAATATGGCTTTTGGTTGCCAAAATCGTAGTCTGTCGGGAAAGAGGACACCTTGCATACACTTTCGTTTGAAAGCCAGTTCATGCCCCAACTTGGCATAGGCGAAGCTTTTTGCCGATACCCGGCTAATATCGTGGGGTGTACCATATTCTTATCAACCAAGGCGCATTGTTGGTATTTCGTTTCCTCGCCATTCTTCAACCGCTTGTATTCGTCAATGTAGCAAGGTGTTGTTATCGGGTCGCCAAGTGTGAGGTGTGCATCCTCGCACGTTATAGGCTTTTCGTCAAAATTCAGATTGATTAAAGGGTATGTGTCAAACAATGTGTGTGCGGTCGGTACATACTGTATGAGGTCGTTTCTAAGGCATACAAAGAAAACACGTTCCCTGTGCTGTGGCACACCCATGTATTGCGCATCAAGCAAGAAATGCTGACAGGTATAACCCGCATCCTCAAACTCCATGTGAATACGTTGAACGTATTTCTTGGCAGCACCTTGGAGCAATCCTTTCACGTTTTCAGCGATAACAACCTTTGGGCGCAACTTGCGTACAACATCTATGAAATCGAAGAATAGCGTATCAAGCACTTGCTCTGTCTGTCCCTCTCTGAAACGCTTTTCCTTTCCCCATGTTTCCTGTCGTGTCCTTGCCATTGCTATTGTGAATGTGGAGCAAGGAGGCGAGCCGTCCAGAATGTCAAGGTTGTACAACGCATCAGGAAATGCAGTTCTTTCCTTGAATGTCTGTATCGGTTCAAGAAAGGCATATCGTGGGTGGTGGTTTTTCTCGTACAAGTCCATAACACGCTTATCAATTTCGTTGCATCCAACCACATCAAAGCCAGCTAATTTGTACCCCATAGAACTACCCCCCCCACAAGCAAAACAACTGAATACCGTGCCTTTATCTTTTGTGAAATTGGCATTTTTCAGCGTCCAATTGTAATTGAATTTATGTTCCGTCTGTTCTAACATTGTTCATCAAACACACTTAGTAAGTAAATAAAAAACGCTACTTGCGCCTACTTCCACCGTGCAACTCTATCACGTTGAAACTTTTGAAACGGTCAATCAGTCGTTTCTCAAAGCGTTCTTTCAGTTCTCGCACCGTCAGATTGCTTGTTATGTGATAGCGTTTGCCGTACTGTTGGTATATCTCGTAGCGAGCAAACAGAAATTCATCGGTTATCTGTGTTAGCAGCGTTCCAAAACTCTTTTGTTTTTCGGTAGCCAGTCCCAAGTCGTTAAGGCACACTCCGAATGGAGCAACACCATCATAAGCCTCTTGTGTGCTTGCGCCTTTCTGCTCATTGTATGTGTACTTGTCAATATGCCCATATACCTTGTGGTAGTTCATTAGTTGGGTCATGCTGATATTGCGAAAATAGTTCTCGTTATTGGTCGCTCTAAGGTAGTCCGAAAAGATTTGCATTATCATAGTCTTGCCTGTGCCGGGTTCACCGACAAGCAAGATGTTCTTGTGGAGCTTGTAATCTTCATCGGGGAACACGTTTTCAGCCAAAATGCAGTTGTTAAAGTAGTAGGTCAAGAAACGCAACACCTTGGAGTTGTGCTCATCAACAACGAAATCCGAAAACTCACGCAGCATATAGTTCTTGCCAATGCTGACAATCAGATTAACGTGTTGTGCGTATTCGTGAGGGTCTGTAAGGTCATATCTAAAACCTTTCAGAGTAGCCCTCCTGTGTTGTGCTATCAGAGCCTCCGACCGCTGTTTGGTCAAGTGGTAACGCTCCGCTTGCATATCTCGTATTATTTTCAATGCCTCTTCCTGTGTTTGGGGCAATTGAATTGGTTTGCCGTTGAGTTCCATATCTTAAATATTCTTCGTTGTACTTATCCACTACCCAATTGAGGATAGCCTTGTAATCACTTTTGTACCGCTTGCCTTTTGAGCCTTTATAGTTGTCAAGCATTTCAATCATCCGCTTTGCGCCATCTTCCGTGTGTTCCGCACAGAGCTTGGCATATTCATCACGGGTAAGTGTAACACATTCGGCATAGTGGTACTTTCTCTTTTTCTTAATCAGTTGCTTTTGCTTTTCTGTGAGTGGTGGCGGTACATCCTCGCTGCCTGTATCGTTGGAGAATAGCAAAGGCTGTTCTTGCTGTGTATGCTTGGGTGGCGGTTCTTTTGGGGTTGGTGGCACAACATCGTTTTCTTTCTCTGTGAACGGTGCTTTGTCCTTTTCAGTCAGCCGTTGTTTCATTGCATCACCGCCTTTCTTGCCAGCATTGCGCCTTTTCTCGCTTATATCAGCCTGTTTAACCATGTCGGCAGAATAGTACACGCCTTTGTGGTTTAACGACAGCACACCGCAATCTATGAGTTCCTGTAATGGTTCATCGTCTGTAAGACCCAACAACACTACCAACTCATTTAATGTGTATGGTGTGTTGTTAGGCTTTACAAGCATACCACGTTGGGAACTTTCCCACATATAGCAGAGCATTGTTACCCACACACCCTTTGCCATGAGCGAAAGGGTATTGATACGAGGGTCTGACAACCACACCCTCGTATCAAAAGGCATAAGTGAGTATTTCCGCTTGTCTGCCATACGCTAAGTGTTATGCTTCCATGATTGCAATGTCGGGCGCAATCTCACGAATTTTAGCCAGCACATCATCAATGCAACGGTCACGGTATTCATCTGCCACTTCCTTTGCACCAGGCGATACAAGCTGTAAGAACACATCACCGTCTGTAAGGTAATGGTCAAACTCCACCTCAATAGGCGTTTTCTCCGTACCCTTGAAAATGGAGAGGTTCACCGTGAAACTCTTGGGCAGATTGCTTTCCACCTGTGTACGGTACACATCGGCACGACTTCCAGACGGGTCACGCTGCTTCTCAATCTCCGACTTCGCATTTGCAGTGAAGTTCTTGAGGGCAGATACAAGTTTCATGTTCTCGCTCTTGTCAGCGAATACGGCACGGTTAAGGCGCAAGAACTGACCCAACTTTGCGGGAATCCAACCCATCTTTTCATCGTTGATGTGGAATTTCTCAAAGATTTCCGAATAGGCAGCCTTGCCTACAAACGTGGACTTAGTGTAGTAATCGCTTTCGTTGATTGTGAGCGTGATTGTCATTTCCTCACGGTTCACTACGATATTGGCTTTCTTCTGTTCGATAGTGTCAATTCGCTTTGTGAGCCAGTCAAGAGGCGTGGAGAGTACGCCTGTCACGTTGATACTTTCGGGTTCTTTCAACTCCAACTGCTGAACTTTGGGCGCAACACCCTCACGCAGTATTACTTCGATAGGCTTTTCGCCTGTGTAGTTGCCGATATTAACGGCAATCTTTTCATTGTTTTGCTCCATTGTTTTGTTGTTTTACTTGGTGAATAACTTAATCTTCTGTTCCTGTTCTACGCACGAATTGCATAACGGTACGCTGTCTTTCTTCGGGGGTAATCGGTCTTTCCTCCAACTTGTAACCCTCTGGCGAATAAAATGCAGTCTTTCCCTCGTCCACATCTACGAACTTGAAACAATCGCCCTTTACATACTCGCCTCTTGCTTTGAGTTCATCAAGGATTAAGCCTCGTCTTTCAAGCAACGGCTTTATGCGTCCCTTGTAGTCGGCTCTGATTTCAGCGAGTTTATCTTCAAGCTCTGCCACTTGGATAGACACGTTTTCAAGTTCTTCACGCCTTGCGTTCACTTCGTGCTGTTCAAACTTGCGTGTGTAGCTACGTTCCACAATTTGGTCGCAGTTGTCACGCAATAGCTGTTCCCTTTTCTCTACGGGTTCATCAGCAAACATTAAATCTTGCATAACTTATCTTGTTTTGGTTAAACTTACTTCAAGCGTTCACCCACAGAGAAATTGAAAGCTATTGCCTCCGCCCACAGCTCCAAGAACTGTTTGCCAAAGTATTCAGCCTTTTCTTCTGTGTCAAGGCACAAGCGGAAGCCAACTGTTCGCAGACGAGTACGAGGAACGAGGAAGCGCAGTCAGATAACCGAAACCCGCATACGCACCAGTATTCGCATAAGCAGACAGGAGGCAACACCTTTCTTTATCGCTCATACCGTCAATCTCACTTTGGTTGTAAAGTGCAAACCAAGGATACCAGTAAATGCGATTTCCATCGGGGTCGGGATATACCTTAACCTCACCACCCCAAAGAGCCTTGCAAATCAGCTCCAATTTCATTTGGGCGATTATGCGCTTTGGCACACCAGCCTTTGACAGCGTTTCTTCATCTACACTTTCGCCCAAAGCCTTGCAAGCATCCGCATAAGAGCGTATAGACTTGTAATCTTTAAGACTTGGCTTGTTATCGTCTGTCGGCTCTATCTTGCCAAACAGAGCCACAAGCACTTTCTTAGTGCTTTCGTCTGCCACTTCAAAGGCAGCTTTAAGGTTGCTTTCGCTCACCTCAATCTTTTTGCTTTCGTTGTTCATCGCTTAATCTTTTAAGTTTCTGAATGTTCTTTCTTGTTATTCTCATTGCGTTGTACACCCTTGTACTTGTGTCCTTGGGCAACAACTCTAAAATCATCGGAATGTGCCTTACCAAGTCAGTAACCACGTTGTTAGGTACTTGTATCATCGCTTGTTCTCCAATATTTATCGGGGTCGGGTATTTCAATTCCAAGGTATTCACGCCCATACTCACGCAGTTTCTCGCAATAGGTGGAGAATGTCAGCGTGTCCATTGTTGCAGTTGATGTCGGAAACTCCACAATCTCGCCTGTATGCCTGTTTACCACACTGTCCTTGGCAAGCATATTCTTGAAGTATTCGTGTACTTGCTCAACACTCACAAACTCCCAACCAGCCTCCAAGAGTGCATCAAGCAGCATGGGGTATATGCAACCCCACAGCCATCCGTTTTGGTCGTTTGAGCGTGGCTTGCGCATCCGCTTAACCTCAATCCTATACATTCCGTCACACACTTGCCTAAACCATTCGTAGAGCGGTTGCAACGTGAACAATCCTTTTCGTTTTTCAACCAAGACCTTTGCCATATCAGAACTTTGTAATGTCAATATCCATATTTGGAGTGGCAGCATATACGGCTTTGCCCGTCTGCCTTTCGATTTCAGATACAAATTTCAACCTGTCGCTGTTGTGGTCAGACAAGTGCAAAAGCACTATGTTGTACACGTTGGCAAGGTCTAATTCAGAGAGTACCGCCTTGCACGTTTGCAGTTCCATGTGCGAGTTTGGCAAGCGGTCTATTTGGCTTTTGGGCGTTACTCCAGCATTGACAGCCTCAATGAGCTTTGGCATTGAATAGTTGCACTCAATCAGAACGTGGTTAAGCCTTGGAAACAGGCTAAGACATTCGCAACTGTCAGTGAGAAACATTATTCGCCCACATTCGGGGTGTTCTATGAGATAACCGACACAAGGCACATCGTGGCAAGCGTTGAACGGCAACACCTTGAACCGCCCAAGTTTGTAGCCGTGTTTGGGAACAATGGCAACAGAGCGTGAACCCCATACGCCTTTGTTTTCCCAAACATCAGCCAATGCCAACGTGTGAAAGCCATTATCCACCATTGCCTTTATATACTTGGCGTGGTCGTTGTGCCTGTGGGTTATAAGACAGCCTACGACTTTTCGGAGATTGTACCCCAAAGCCTTTTTCACTTCTTGGAAACGGACACCAGCCTCAAGTATCAAAGCCTCTTTGCCGTTGTCAAGAATGTAACAATTACCGTTGCTGCTTGAACCTAACACTTTCAACTCCATACTTCACTTGGTTAATCAAAAGCCGGGGTCTGGCTCTGTTTCGTGTTGTGGCTCGCTTTGAGGTAGCGCACCATTGGTTACATCCTCATACTCTACGTTTGCATCATCTACGACTTCGATTGCCTGTGCGTCAGCGATAATAACCTTTTCGTCTGTATCGCCTTGTGTGTCGGATGCAATACCCTCTTGGAGTGACACCGTGAGGTAGCCATATTTGCCCAACAGATTGCGTAACACGGTCTTGATTGCCATTGCGTGAAAGTTACCTTGCCAGCCTACTTGTGTACTGTCGGCATTGACGGGCAGCTTGGCGAGATTGAGCAATGTTTCTATCGTAACACTTCTGTTGAAAGCAATAGCCTTGGAGTAACGCTTGGCGTGTGCCGCCATATCCTCAACGGACATATAGAGTGCCTTGTGATAGCCATCCACCAACTGAATGTAGGCGAAATAGCCAACAACCTTTTCTGACACCTTGCGTCCCTCAACATCAATTTCACCCGTCAGCTTGCTTGTGCGCTGTAACTCGCCCTCATACACCACATCAGCGTTAATGATAGCATACTTGCCTGTACGCATTGCAAGCTGATACAAGCCTTTGTAGCCTATCTGAAACACTGGCTCGTACTTCTTTACCTTGTTACCCTTTGCATCCGTCACCGTGTTGTAGAACGGAATGATGAAAGCCTGTCCCAAAGCCTTGTTGATAGGCAAGTGTAAAACTGCTGCTTTCAGTGCCTCTTTCACAACTTGGTTAGGGTCGCACAATTGCAGTTTGCTGTCAGAACTGTACAAGTCTATGAGCGAAGCCACGAATGTAGATGCGTTCTTGCTAAGTGCGTTCTTGAACTGTGCCATGACGGAATCAGCGGAAAGCACACGTTTCAGCACATCCAAATTCTTAGGCTTTGCCACAACACCGCCCTGTTGCTGTGTTGTCATTGATTTTTGTTCGTCCATATCAGATGTTATTTTATGGTTAGTGATTTATCGTTGCTCACTTTCAAGTTCACGATTTGCGAGATTGTAGGGATTATCTGGTTGAAACTCTCCCTATTGTCTATGAATATGGGTGCTGATATGCCTTTTGTGGCACATATAGCGTTGATTATATCCAAGCCAGCGTTTACCTTGCCACAGGCATTGACATCAGCATAAGGCACACCGTTCACCATGCAATAGCAAGTTACTTTCTCGCCTCCGTTCTTCTGTTCCTTAACGAATGAGAACGAAACGACATTGAACAAGCCGTTGATGCGTTGCATGAGAACTTCATCCTTGGCTTTCTGAAAGCGCAAATACACATCTTCCCATTTCTCCAAGTCTGCCTTGGCTTGGTTGTTGGCTATACGCTTTTCTTCAAGGTCGGCAATCTCTTTGTTCACTCGCTCAATCATCGCACGTTTGCCAAGTCGCTTGTTAATATCGGCAATGGCAGCGTTGCTGTCGGCTTTCTCGCTTTGCAGTTCCGACACATCGGCTTGAGGCACCTCAACTTGCAACTGATTGGCGATTTCTGCTATGTCATTGCGTAACCCTATGCACTCTTTATCATTGGCAATAGCCTCGTCAGCGTTGCCAGCAACAGGGATGTTGTTTTTCTTGATTGTGATATTGCCCTTTATTTCAAGTGCATCATCTTCAAGTTTGGCAATAAGACCAGTTAGTTTGGTCTGCTGCTCCACGGCTCTGTCGTATTCGGCTTTGTATTGCTTGCCCTTGGTCTGAATGTCTTTCTGTCGCTTGGATTTGCTCTGTTCAAAGTTTCCACGCAACTTTGCAATGGCATTTTCCAAGTTCTCGCCCTTGTAAGGCTCGCCACAAGTCGGACAAACAAGCACATCACCGCTCGGCTCTGGGAACTGCTCTTTTGCAACAGTCTTGAACTGCTCACGCATTTCTACCAGTTTGCCGTTGAGTTCATCAATCTTGCCGTCCACGTTCATTTTGTCGTTGCGGTAGCTATCCAAGTTCTTCTGATTGATTGACAACTCGTTTTCCATTTGCTGAATGTCGGAAAGTGCCTTGTTGTGCGCTGCGTTGGCTTCCATGCGGATAGTATTCTCACGGTCTTGCAGTTTTATACGCTTGTCAGCCTGTTGTTTCATAAGTGCCATCTTGCGCTTATATGCCTCATCGTTCAGAGCGGATTTGTCGGCAATCTGTGCGTCAATTTCCTTAACACGGTCTTGCACTTCTTTCAACTGCTTTTCAAGCACTGTCCAATTCTCGCTCTCTGGCATAAGTTTCTGTGCCGTTTCGATACTTGCGGGAATGGTAGCAAGTGCATCATTGCAAGCCTTTTTTTTAGCCGCAATCTCCCTTGCCCACTTAGCGAGGCTTGTGCCGTTGATTTGGTCAAGCAATGCAAGAAAATCGGGGTCAGTAGCCGCCACTTCTTCATCATCAATGTTGCCAACCATTTCAAGCAACATATCTTTTTGAGTTTCAGCACCCAATGATGTAAAGTAGTAAGGGTTGGTTATCATGCGGAACACATCTTCGGGTATAATCTCCGATATTTCGGCTTGATACTCTTTCTTTGTACCTGTGCGCACATCGTTGATGAAATACTGTGTTTCGTCTTTCATCACTTCCTCTGTTGTCCCGTTCACTTTCTGCCATTTCTCAACCAGTGAGCGTTGCAATTTGATTTCCTTTTCGTCCACTTCAAGCACGGCTGTAACTGAATGTTCCAAGCGGTAGATTGGTTTCCCATCTTCGCCTGTGGTCTTTACGTTGAAACCATTAGCACCGTCACTTCTGCCTGTGCTGTCCTTGCCGAATAAAAGCCATAAATACGCATCATAGAGCGTTGTTTTGCCTGTGCCATTATCTCCGCACACGGTAGTAATGCCGTCATTGAAAGCAATGCTAAAATCACGGACACCCTTAAAGTTCACAAGGGCAAGCGATTTCAAAATTATCTTTTTCATTGTACGCCAAATTTAATATTGTTACTTTCGATATACTTTTCTCTGATTGTCCGTGCGTCATTCAGCACCGATTGCACATTCTCCACATAGCGAATATCAATCAGTGGAATGTTGTTGTAGCAAATATAGAGTTGGTTCTGAAACTCCATTACTTGCACAACTTTCAAGGACTCGCTTTGCATCACCGCTTTCTGCTGTTCGGCTTTGCGTTCCTTTCTGCCTTTCAGATAGGCAGAAATAAATTCGCTAATCTTCTTCATAGTTCTTTTATCTGTTAATGATTGTCTTTAGTGTTTCCGCATTGTTGAGCGATTGCAACTCTGCCATTGAATAGAAACGCTTTGAGTTGGGGGCAGCACCGTTACGTTGTGGAGTTATAAGACCTTGCTCAACCCACCGCCTCACTCGCATTTCTTGAAACAAGCGATATGCCTCACGCTGCGAAACCAAGTCTTTGCTTGGTGCGTTGCTCTGTACTATCGTGGCAGCACCCAAAGCCGCCATTTCCTTACAGATGTTTTTCAATTCGTACAACTCCATCGTAATAGCCATATCATGCCCTCCTTTTACGCTTGAAATAATCTCTTACGCTTTCGGTGCAATACTCTTTCTCCACATAACAAAGCCAAGCAAATGCCCAACCAGCAAGGGCGAAAATGATGTGTCCCCAATTTAGAAACATGGTAATCGTGCAACACAGGGCGATTGCACCCCAAACACACATACCGATAAAGTTTACCAAAGTGTCCCTTTTCATTGTCGTGTACTTTTAAGAGTTGAACAATTCTTTTGCACTAACGCCAAGGTGTTTAGCGATAATGTCAGTTCTCAATTCGTCTGGCTTCTGTGTTCCAGCAAGCCAACACCTTACAGTCGTGGGATGTACCTTTGCCACTGCTGCTATGTCGTTCACCCATGCCGTTTTTGGTGCTAGTGGGCGTTCCGTTGGCAGTGCATCGTACATTTGCCGAAAGACAGATTTCTTCTTATACTTCATTTTTAACTGATTTAGTGTGTTTTACAGACATAATTTTATATCTTTGCAACACTATTAAA